CTGGCCACATAGTGAGAATTGCGGAATTTGCCGTATATACGCGTGAACATCCTTCTGAAAGGACCGCGTCAACCAATATGGCAAAGCTTCACCAGCAGTGACAGTGCGAACCTTCGCAGGCTCTTTCACTCCGGCAACACGACATGAAACGTTATCTGGACCATCATCAATGAGAATATTTCGTTCTTTAGTGATCTCGTAGTCCCTCTCGTCTTCATCCATGACTCCGAACTGGTACGCGAACAACCGTGCATTTGCAACAGTTAGTAGGCCCGTCAGTTCCGGGTAAGGTATGCCGTATATGCATTTAGTACCGTAGGTGGGTAGGTAATCCATCATTAGCAAGACGCCTCTGCCTGCATTAGATAGATCCGACTCAAATGTCAAACCACAATACTTCTGCGCCAAATACGCACTGGCGCCACCACCCGATCTCCCGTTTTCAAAACAGGCGGAGCTCGATGGCTGCATCATCGTTGGCAATTTCGGTTGAAAATTAGCCAAAACTTTCCGCATCTTTGCGTCAACTTCCCGAACGAAATTATCGGGGCATGCTGCGGCAGCACGCCGCAACGGAACATCACGACGTGTTCGCACACTCGTCGGATCAAACGGTACTCTTTCGAGAATCGTACCAGTGCTCATGGGACCTGGGGGCCTAGTCATGGCCTTCTTATGCTTCTTGAAGGTAGCAAGCATGAAATCTTCGCCAACTGGGAGGAAGTTTCTCTTCAGCTGTTGCATGGACGTAAACAATTTCCATGCCCGGAATTTTCGGCCGCGATGGCCTACTGCACCAAAATGCACCGCATTACGAAGTTTCAGACGCAACCATCCGTGCGTCCCTCCATAGGCATCCCACGTGGGATCACTGGGGGTTTCGACTTCTCGAGGAAACCTTTCTTTATGCATCTGCTGCGCAAGCAGATTAGAGCTCCACCACTTACCGTACGCGAAAAGCTTGGATTCAGACATTGAATGAGTCTGAACGACCGAGATGAACTGGTCTAGTGGGATATTGCCGTGGTG